GCTGCTTTCTCTTCCTCTGTCGCCTGTCTCACAGTTGGGGGCATGAAGGATGCAGCTTCTCCCAACTCAGTATCCTCATCTGGAGTCTCTGATGGCGAGGATGCCAACGTTATTTGTCCAAGTCTTGCCGGCTGGGGTGTGGAGGGGGAAGTCATAAATCCATTTGCCTCGTTCTTAGTTCTGAGTTGGGTTTCGAATGTGTGTCCTTCTATTTTCAACACAACGCCTAAAATTATGTAGTATCCACCGACTCCCAGTTTAGAGACAATGCTATTTCTAGAGTTCGCTGGGCCGCCTGTAGTTAGAGCGGGGTTTACAAAGATTCTAGAACCAGGGAGAAAGTATGTATTTCCTACCATCTTTATGTCTGCAATATATGGGTGAGATATTCTCTCTATTTTGCCATCCAGATGCATCCGATCCTCTTTGTAGAAGGGGAGGTTTTCTTTCGAGAAGTTTATCTCTTTAACCAAACCCCTATCTCTACCAAGAATTAAGTGATATATTCCCGCTCCTATGTCCTCTTTAAGGTTTCCCTTTTTCGAAGTCGCTGGTATGAAGTCAGCATGCAAAAATATCGCCTCGTAGGTGCCAGGGTTTGTCTTAGCCTCCAACTTACTAGATACATCCTTGAGGCTTCTGGATAAACCCTTTATGTTCATTCTTGTTTTGCCCTCAAACGGGGAGGACTCATATGTTAGAACAGACATTCCCAACTTGTTTCCGTCCCTTGACACCATCGGTGCGGCGGATTCGTAACACTTGCCCCCAAGCGCTGGAAATATTATCTTTGTAGCAATTGCTCTTAAAAACTGCGAAAATGTCCAGTTAGTCTTATCTTTCTTTACTACGTTCTCAGTGTACCAGTGTTGAAATTCACTCACAGACACCGGAATGTCCGCAATATTTAAGTTTATTTTTGCGTTCTCGGTGCCGAACACCAAGGGGCCGGTGATGACGTCAAACAAGTTGTTTTTGGTATTAAGTCCATTTTTGTCCAACATTTCTAAAGCTGCGTCTATCAAGTCACCCAAGAAGAAATACCCAAATTCATAGTTATTTCCTATCAGCGTAGGAGCTGACGTTGATTGCTGTGTTTCTTGTTTTATGTCCTTTTGAGGCTTTTTGCTTTGTACTTGCGCTCTTTCCTGTTCTGCACGTGCCTTGGTTACTGCAGAGGTTAGTGTCGTTGATTTTAACTTACCGTCTTCCATCGGATTCGGACTTGGAGGTGCGACAACCTTCTTGGTTGATCCGAGAGAATCTCCAAACTTCCCAAACGAGCCGCCATGCGTCTTGGTGTGAAAGTCCATTTGTTCTTTATTTACCTGTATGTAAGATAAGCCTCCGACTCTCGATTCGCCCCTCCATGTTCTCGTCTCCAAAAGCTTCATTAACGCCATGTATGAATCGTGCTTAAGTTTAATTACTTTAGATTTTGCCTCTTCAACCTTTGACTGTTCCCTCTCAATGAGACTATCTAAGATTTTCTTTTGCCCGCGACGGAAATCTTTAATGTCTTGATCACCACTTTCAGAAAGGTTATCCCTAAATGTATTAATCTGCTCCGAGCTTAAACTATCGAGTTCTGCGTTATGTATCAACTTATATTTCTTTTTCAAGAATTCTCTTTCTTGACTTGCTGCTGAAGTGTCTATCTTTTCGGATATCTGGCTTCTAGCTTTTTCAAACTCTTCAGTGACTTTTTTCCTTTGTTCTCTAACCTCGGGCGTCTCAAAAAGACTTGTTCTCTTATCATCATCCAAAAGTCCCTCTATTCTACCATGATATTGTATGTCGACGATCATTGTACCATCTTGATTAAACTGAAATGTGTGATCGTTCAGCGTCAGCAGTGTTACTAGCTTGTTATGCTTAACTGCGTTTAAAAGCTTTTTGCCCATAAACTCTCGAGAGGTGCGTGGGACACTCCAGCCCAAAACTGCTTTGATTTCAAAATGCACTGGATCATAAAGCTGAGAGGCATGGTACTCTACCCCAGTGTACATGTCCTTAAGCCACTTATCTGTTTTTGCGTTGCCTGGTTTGAATGCTTTCGAAGGAGCTAGCAAATCTAAATAGGAGGCGCGGGTATCATCCTCAAGTCTAAAGAAATACTCCATGCTTTGCACAAATAGCCTCAGTTTCACAGTAAGTATCCTTTTCGCCGACTCCATGTCAGTGCCTTGAAACTCGACTGTTAGGCTTTGTATTCCGACGCCGCCGGCTCTACCACCCTTGTGAGACAAAATTGTATTTATTTGATTTTTGGTGGTGTGTGAATCAAATACAAACTGCTTATCTTCGGGAGTTTTTTCGTCGCCTTTGTAAGTCCTCTTATAAAGTTCTATAGTGGGCTGCAAAAGAGCGATTTTGTCTTGAGTTATGTTCATCATCTCCTCAAAACCAGCCCGTTTGTTTAACCGACTCAAAACAGCGTCCGAGTCACCGTCTATCATTTTAAGAAACTTAAATCTGTCAGAGTGTTGTCGACTAATTTTTGAAAGATCGGCAATGTTGTGGATAAGAAAGCACTGCTCCATAAACCTAGATTTTTCTCTGTTATCTTCAATAAGCTGAGCCAAGGTGTCCTTTGCCTGCTCTTTTGCTATGTCTTCCTTTATTCTGGCGCCTCCGGCATAACTTTCCTTTATATCTTCCACCTTTCTTTCAAGCGAAGAAGCTTCTCTAAACATGTTGTCCTTACAAAATTTGCGCAAATAAGCCCTCAAGTTTACCCACAAGGGATTGTACTTGCCTTGATTTGGCGTTAACGGATTGGGGGCAGCATCAAGGCTTGTTAGCCCAAACCAATCTTTCTTCCTACCTCTGCCACCCCTGATAGCTGGGACTGCTAACAAATTAAGTATAGCTTGAGGTTTCGCCTTGTCGTACCCTACGGTATTTTGCCCTTTCTCTAATGCACGGTTCTCTGCGTCAGTCCACGTTTTGATATCTTCATCAGCCTTGGCTACAGCCAATTGGTATTCCGACAACACGCCGCCGCTCTGCTTGACGCCATCCTGATCAACCCCTCTAAAACTAATAGAGTTGTCCAGCAGTCTTATTAGCAGCTTTGCTTTCCCTTTATCTTCAACATATGTCTTAATAAACTCGTGAGACATCTTAACCCCAACTAGGTTTTCGTAGTCTTTGCCTATGGCGAGGTTTTCTTGAAGTTTTGCTTCTCTTTCTCCTATGGCGATGGCATCCTCTGCGGCACCACTGAAGGAGTCTATTGGTTTCAAATACTTCAGGTCTTCAACTTTATCGCGTGGAAAGCAGGCTTCATTGAGCTGGTGGAGAAACTTTTCAACAGTCACACTGTTATCCGCTGCCAGTGCCATCAAGCCTCGGGAATCCAATTCTCCTCGAGAAACCTCATTTTCTGCGGTTTGCCATCCGCCCATGATGAACGCATCTATTGTAAGATGCTTGTTGCGAAGAAAAGTTCTCATTTCACTTAAAAACCAATTCTTCACTTCTTGGCGATGGGCATCTTTAAACCCTGTCTTGGCTGCTTCTACAGTTGGATATGTTCCTATGGATGCTTCGCCTGCGAAAAACTTTTCAAAGCTTTGATTGGGCAGGCGCTTACCATGATCGTTTAGCCAAGCATAGAGGGTACCCGGCACACGAGGAGATGCCCTGCCTTGCTCTGAATTCCACCCGATTTCCACTTTCTCGTTAAAGTCAACCGGCCTAATTCCAAGCTCGCTCAAAGAAGTTCTGTAATCTATCCATCCGTATAAGTTCTGAGCCATGGTGCTACCTGTAGTATATTCCTAGTATTTGCTCCAGGGGAAGAGGTACCTCCACAACGTCTCCCAAGCTCAAGTGAGCTTCTGTTGGCTTGTTGTTGAACCAAGCTATAAGCCACCAATGTTTAGAATCTCCATAATACTCATGTGCCAACTTATAATACCTGTCGCCCTCTGCCCATACGTGCCCCTGTATAACCATCGATGCTAAGTCTTCGTTCGTTATCTGGTTAATGGAGGGCGAGTTGTAATGCAGAAACCCCTTTATTCCTCTTTCTTTTGCCTTTTTAGCATATATCTCTTCCTTGTTGAAGAAAATTTTCCTATCTACGTATCTGCTCATTTTAGAATATCCTCAATAGTAAAATTAGGATTAGCTGGGTCGATTACTCCAGAAGTCAACAATTCTTGAACTGCCTTCTGTTGATTTCTCGCACCTGCTGCATCTCTGGGGCGTCCCTTTCGTTCTGGACAATGACTATATGGGCCGGTTAGCCTGTCAGTACCATACGGAAACCTGTCGTTTGGTGCACTACGCCAAATAATACCACTTTTCCCTCCAGGCTTCCAGCCTAGTTCGTGAGTATGTAAAACTGTAAATTGACACTGCATTGAAACACTTTTTGGAAACAGTCGCCCTTTGCCAGGTAGAAAAAAGCCTGGTTCAAAAGTCGGAGCATAGTTAAAAGACTCCACAACTGATACCAAGCCTCCAGTGCCAGCGTGTGGCTGATCTCCTGCAGGGCCCGGTTGCCTTATCAAGTTTGCAAATTTTATCTTCATCAGTGGCGCAGCTTGAATTGTCTGTATCTCTCCCTCATTGTATACTGGGTACAACAATGATATTAAATGTTCTATCCTGTGGAGGTTCGCTATTGACTCTTCGAGAGATGCAGCCACAATGTCCCAGCTTATGCTTACCACCCTTCTCGTACCCTGATATGTCATTATTGGATCCATTCTGCCATATACTTCTTGTGAGTTCCAGCCTGCCATATACTGATCGTCGAAAGCTGTGACGAAACCCTTAAAAGAGACGCACTTCTTTGTCGGTATATGAAAGAAGTCAATATACAAATCCTTGTTGACTGTTAGGTTCTGATCCCCTACCGAGCCTTCAGTGCCTATCGGAGTGTGTGTTACTTTGTGATCATATTTTGACATTTATCCTACCCCCCAAGCATTTGAATTGGACTTGTTGACAACTCTTGCTATAGTATCTTCACCCACCTTAACTGTTGTGTCCTTACCTGCTATAACCTTAAGCAGTCTTAGCATTTCTTTAAAATCATTGCCACCGTTCATCCCTGCGGATTCTATTACGCCGCCTGGTTTATGTCCAAGTGTGGTGAATTGCTCTCTGTTATGTATCGGCGTTATTTTACCTCTCTTAGCCGTTCCGTCGCCCTGATATATGAAGTCGTCTACCGGACTAGCTACTGCCGCGCCATATTCGGCTAATGCAGCGCCGCCAACACTCATGCCCATCCCTACGCCGGCGGCGGCGCCGCCGGTGCCGACAGTAACAGCCGTTGATCCTATCTCCAGCAGTCCGCCTGCTATTTGCATGAACCCGCCTGTGAATTCTCCTCGAAGCAGGTTTCCTATACCTTGCATAATATGATATATGCCGAACAAAGCGCCGAAAATAGCGCTAAAAGCTCTGCCAACAAACTTTAGAACAGGCAACACGCCTTTCATAACGCCGGTGAGTGCGCCGGCGGCTTCTTTGAGCGCCACAAACCACTTCACCGCGAATGCCACCCCATTACCGACGAGGCTGATGAATGTCAATATTGGGCCGGAAATCTTCATAAATGTACCAAACCCATTGAACATAGACTTGACTGATGGCACTACGTCTTCTATAATTACCTTTTTAAGGTGAGTCAGCTTTTTTGATATCACCTCTACCATCTCTGCCGGGGTGGCGTTCTGACCTACTCCCAAAAATGCAGCCATCGTACTCATTGCGATATCTTTAAACCCAACCTCTAAAGTCTGCATGAATGGGAGCGTTTCCTTAATCTTCTTCTTATAGTCCTCTTCTCTCTTTGCTGCTATCTCCATTGCTCGCGATCTCTGCAGTATCGCAGATTCGTTATCTCTAAACAAAGCAGAGGCTTCTGCTACGTCCAAATTGAGAGCCTTTGCAACACCCTTCTGCTTAAATCTCGACATTTGGCTGAAGCTTTGTCCTGCAGCGTCCATGCTCCGCTTTATCGCTATCAGCCTATCCGCTTCTGTCATGCCAACCAACTCAACAGTATTCAAGTATGGGCCACCTAAAAAGGCGTTCAAAGTGCCGGCAATGCCAGCGGCGCCTTCAAAAGTGTCCATCATTCCTGCTAAGCCGAGAAGCTTGCCCATCTCAAGCCCAGTTTCCTTCGATGCTGCAGCCATTCTTCTAAACTCAGATGTCATCTTGTTGCCGTATACTGCCAATTGTGGCGCTGCTGCTTGAAAGTCGGCTGCAAGCTCCTTCACGCCCTTTCCTGAAGCAGCAGACATATTATATAATTCAGCTGTCGTCTTAGCCGAGTCTTCCATTGTTTGCCCGAGAGAGACATTCAGAAATTGCTGTATTCTTGTCTGATCTTCAAACGCCATGCCCAGCTTATCAAGCTGAGCCATTTGATTTACCATGCTCTTTTGTGCGTCTTTCGACATCTTATCGAAATTCGACATTCCGCTCCATGCAGAGAAAAGCCCCTGTGTCAAGTCCTGCATCGACGCATTAATGTCCATCGTGTCGGCTCTCAAGCTTGCCAAGGTGCCCGAAAGGCGCTCTGAGGAGCCTGCCATGGTTGTCATTTGCCAGTTTGCTTCGTCCAAGTCAATTATTGCTTGCAATACAACATTAGCAAAAGATGCGAATAAGTCAATAACGCCAGCAGGGCCAAATGCGTTCTTCATCGACTCTCCCATGCCTATGAGGGAGCCCTTCATCTTGTCTATATCTGTTATTGCGCTGCCAAGACCCCCTCTGAAACCAGTTATCCTGGTTGTCAGGGAGCCAATTGCAGTTTGAGTCTTTTTGGATGCTTCGTTCTGTTTTTTGAGCGAGCTTACTAGCTCTGCACTAGACTTTGCTGTCTCGCCATACTCGGATGCCAAATCGCTTACCGATTGTGCAAGATCTTGAGCTTCTTTCTTTGCAGCAGGATATTCACGGTTAAGCCTGTCAAGAGCTACCTGATCTTTCGCGCTAAGATTTTCCGTGTGCCGAGCTAAGTCAGTCAAACGTTCAATTTCCGCATCCATCGATGCAGCCTTATCTCTGGCAAGGTTTGCCGCTTCTCTCTCGAGAGCGAGTTCCTCCTTCCTTGCTTCGACAAGCAACTCAGTCTGCTTAATCTTTTCTTCTAGATAATCTAAATTTGTATCGTCGTCGGCGCGGACGTCTCTCTCAACTTTGCGTAAGTCATCGCTGACCTTCCGCAATTGATTGATTACAGCTTGTAGTTCCTGATCTTTAGTCGCCACTTAGGGTACCCTCCGACTACTTAAATGGCCAGGGTATATTGGTGTCCTTTTCGAACTGAGATACTGCCCTATCCAGTGTCACTCTGCTTTTAAACGTGCGAGGGTTGTTGAGTCCATGATTATTGAAGGCATCCATGTACCTTTTCTCGGCTGCAAGCGCTGTTGCAAACCTTTTTATCTGCTGTGGGCTTCCCTTAATGACGCCCGAAAAAGGATTCAATGTTGAGTTGGAACCAAACATAAGCCAAAGCATTTGCTTTATCTTTTCACCCATGACAACAGCGTTATAGAACTCATTCAGCTGATTTCCTTTTGTCAAATCAATTTCGATTATCTCTTCATCTTTCATAGTGCAAACCTCCGCTAAGATAAGTAGTTTTGAGATATAAAATAAACGAAGCCGATATAAAATCGGCTTCGTTATTACTTTCTTCTTTGTCTTTGTGCTTTTTCCATTTCTTCTTTCTGTTCTTCAAAATGCTTCACCAATCTGTCAACGAACCAGAGCCTTATTTTAATTGGGAGATTGTATGCCTCCCAAAAGCTCCAGCCCCCGTGATGCTTTAAAGCAAAGAACTGTTCATAAACACTTTCGATATAGTTATGATCTAGGCCAAAAGAAATCGCCCGTGAAAGGCACCTCCACAACTGATCCGGTACCACACTCCGGACAGGTAATGTCCTGCGTCAAATCGACATCAGGAGATATATTCATATAAGTAGTTCTCAATACTCTAGAATCGCGTGCAGGCATAACATCGACAAACTGAGATATCAAAGCTTTGTCATCACTACCATTGGCGTTTACTATTATCGTTTTAAGCAAGTCTGTTAGAGTGGCTTCCGGAAGATTATACTTTTTCTTCTTTTCTGCAACTCTTGCAAGCTCTTTTTCCTCTTTTCCAGTCAAAAGCTGAATTCCGACTGAAACTTTGGAAGTGGGAAGTTCAAAAAAGAACAGTCCGTTATCCAAAGTAACTCCAAGCTCCTCAAAATCGGGCTCTTCGTTAACCTCTATCTCATCTAGCTCGAAGGCATGAGTAAAATTAGCAGCACAATTTGGACAATTGACTGCAGCCTCATATCTCGAGCCATAACCAGTTGTTCTGGCGGCTACAAGAAGTGCATTCTTGTCACCAACCAGCAAATCATCTGGATTTACGTTTTTATCCATTATAATACTGGATAATAGTCTATCTAACACAATACCCTTGTTCACCAAAGTCTTAGACGTAAGGATATCTTCCTCTTTTGCTGTCATATACTTGATTTCAACTGTCGACTTGCCGTGTAGAGGGTGATTTTCTGGATAGAAAGCTCCTCTTGAAGGCAAATCAACAATTTCTGTTGGCATGACAAAGGAAAACATCGAATCTTTCGATTCGGTGCTTCCTTCTAAAACATTTGGTGGGGGAGTAGGTGCGTCAGTAACAGAATTGATTCTGTTTTCATTTCTTTTTCTTGACATGTTCTCCTCTTCTTGTCATGTAATCTTAGATGTCACCAGCGGCGTCGGGATGGATACGTGGATGTCCTGGTAGCATGTTGATTCTTCCTCTTGAAGAACTGTCGATGAGTCTTGCCCAGTCGTAACGAAGTCCGACTTCAATCTCAACGATAGCGTCATCCTCATAAGAAAGATCACCAAAGTTAATACTCTTTATCCACGGGTTCTTAAGCTCCCAAGCTTCAATGATGCCCTGGCCATCCGCGTCTATCTGCTTAATAAAGATGGAACCACCGACTGCACCAATTGACTTCTTCTTCGATATGGTTACTGGGCCGTCCATCTCGATGTTGTCTGGATACACATAGCCTCCGTCTTTTAAAAGCTTCATCAACGTTGCGGAAGCATCGGGCGAAATAGGATCGACAAGCGTACATGTGATGTCGTTCCACTCCACTCTACCAGGGTAGAAGAACTTGTAATTAAGAAAAGAATGCTCAGCTTCACTTACAGTAAAGTTAGGCTTGGTTACCTTCTTCATTACCCACTGATCAATCCCTCGAAAGTTCATGACCCATCTATACGCTCTCTTTGGCTCTGTTACGGCATCTGCCCAAAATCCTGCCATTTTTTTAGTCTCCTATAAAGTCTATTATATACCATAATTAGAGTTTGTTTAATGTTTTTCTCTAATTAATCCTCAAATGCAGCACCCGTGTTAGTGATAACAAAGTCAACCGCGATGAACTCCACTGCTCGAGCTGGCTTCAAGAATATCTTAGCATACATGATGTTTCTATCAACCAAATCGGGCGTCGTAGTACTAGCATCTAGCACAACCTTGAAGTCCGACAAACCAAAGCCAATCTTCACACCCTCAAGGAAGGGAGTAACTTGCTTAACAAAACGTTCCCAAGTAACTTGGACATTCTGATCGAAAAGCAGTCTCGCAGCAATTCTGGAAACTTCCTTTTTCACGAATATCATCAATCTTCTAACGTTGATTCTGTCCAGAGCAGACGGCGTTACCTGCAACGTCTTCTGTCCGAACACCACGATACCCTCTGATGGGAAAGAGGCTATCGGGTTTATATTTGAATCATAAAGGGCATCCCTTTCTTTTGCTGTCAGCCTTTCTGTGACGCCAAGAACAGGGACACCAGCGGAGCCCTCGGTTAAGCCACCGCGATTAAATCCGGCGGGAGCAAACCATAGAGCGTCGCGATTTTCTGTGTTTGCCATGACACCAAGAGCCACTACTGACGGTGGTGCCCAAACAGACTGATCGTTTATCTCATCATAAATCTTTACCCATGGGTAGTATGTACAGCCATAACTAGAGTTGATGCCTCTTAGCTCGAAAGTCTTTGCTATCGACTCTGCACCACTGCCCAAGCGAGCCTTAAACGAGGATGCTATAGCCTCGTAGGGGGAAGTGTACACGCTGTCAATGTCAATAACTGCTAGTGCATCTGCTCTGCTTTCACAAATAGTCAACATTTGCTTCGTCAAGCCATCGGCAGTAATACCGGGCATTGCCATCATGTTGCATTCAACAACTTCTGGATCAGAAACAGAATCGAGTGCTCGTCTCACCGAGGCGAACTCGTAGCTATCTCTTTCGTTCTGGTTTCTGAGCAACCCATTTCTGAATGGCTCCGACTCCGTAACATCCAATCCGTCACAACCACCGTAAACAGGGGCTGTAAACTTGTTTATTCCTGCTGCCAATACTGATCTGTAGCCTGCATCTGCGTGATCCACACTTGCGCTAAGGGAAGTGATGGACTTAGTTCCTGATGCAGCCTGTCTTGATCCAGATATGTGGGAAAACAACTTTCCAGTTCCAGCGCTGTTGTTTGCATCAGTCTGACAAATGTCATCAAGAGTAAATACCCAAGAGTACTGAGTCAAAGCACCTGGAACTAGTGTTTCTCCGCTTGCATCACTTGGCATTCTAGCTGCGAAATCAACATAAGAGTCGCTGTGTCTGATGCTGGATGTATGTCTATGTGTCCAGACTCCAAAATATGCGTCCTTCGGATTTGCTATCGAACCATGAGAGGCTGAAAC